GGAGAAGCGTCCCTGTAAAAGTCATACAAGCAAACCTACCATACGAGCTTTAATCATCGCTTCAAGGTCTTCAAGAGAGCCTTCATTAATAAAAGTCTGATCTACTTCAAATGTCGACATTTCAGACTCAGAGACGTGGTTGTTAATAGCGCTCACACCTGGACGTTCTACCCGCCAGATCTGTCCACCAAACACATCCTTCACCCACGTGGCTTCATTTATAAACCTCACGTCAGTAATAACATAGTTAGCGGTTCTATCTAAATTCTTTGTGGCTTCTACAATCCAGTGGTTGTCGCCAAAGATCTTACGAGCGCCTACGCCCAGCGATTGTAATAACCTTCTAACCTCAGGCTTTGCTTTAGTAAGCTCCCAGCCATAGTCTTCAAGCATAGAACTTAAGTGATGACCATTCTCAAGAATAGGATCCATCTCAACCAGTAGGTCTCTTATCTTGTCTGCAAAGGCTACGCGTGTAAAACCATAATGTTCAACAAGAACTTTAGCCACTGAGTCCTTACCACTTCTAGCAAATCCTGTAAGACCAATGATCATGCAATAGCCCTCTCTCCACGAATCATGTGCTGTGCGTTCTGTAATCCTAGTACCACTTCTGAGCGGCTCATAGCCCCCACGTCTTTTACATCAATGTCCTTATAGTTAAAGAACCACGCCTCAGCCTTTAGTTCTCTGCAACGAGTGATCATGTCTCTAGAAGCCACTCTTCCAGCCTCATCGTTATCTAAAGCAAAGATAATCCGGTCTGCTCCTCGTATAGCGCTTAGCTGTTCAATGGTAATGGCGCAGCCAAAGGTCGCAACACCACCAGTAATACCTATTGAAGCCAAGCGTACAACGTCTAATGGGGACTCAACAACAATCATGTCACCCGATTTATACTGTTGATAACCAAAGAGTGCTTTGCCCTTTTTCATACCCTTTGGGTGGTTGTTAAAGTAACGGGTACTAAACCCTTTCTCTTGCCAGCCTAGTAGTGTGCCGTAAACGTGGCGTACAGGAATGATCCAGTTACCGCGGTGGCGATCCCATCTAATTCCATACAGGTTAGCTGCCTCACGTGTAAGGCCTCGAGCAACCAAAGCCTCATCAGGTACGTTTACAAAAGCTCCAAGCATTGACTCAGTAACTCTTATTGTCTCTTCTTCTTGTTTCTTCTCTGGTTCAGTTAAGCGCATAAGACGCGCTACCAAGTTGAGGTTGGTATTTGCCCAGTCGGTTGCTTGGTCTAGTGGCACCCCACGAACGTAAGCAACCAGTGAGTATAGGTTGCCCTTAAATCCGCAAGAAAAACAGATGTGCGCGCCAGAGTCAGCATTGATATACCAAGAAGGATTGCGATCAGGGTGACCTGTTCGCTCCTCGTGGGCTGGGCACTCTCCCTGAACTTCCCAACCTCGTGTGCCAATGACCTTGATTCCAAGATCAGCAAGTGTCTCTTCCATCTCTTCAACGGTCATAGGTCGTTATTGTCCATCTCTCTAAAGGCGCCAGTGTTCCAGTCCCACATAAGGGATACCTCACTAAGACCTGAATTACGGCTAGCAATAACACGAAGCAGACGAGTGTCATCTACGTTCTCGTCTTCACGCTGAAGACCAAAGATAACGTCAGCGTCTTGATGGAAGGAAGATGAGTAGCCAATAGAGTCGGCGCTAACCTGACCCTTCTTCATCTTCCATGAAAGCGCTTGAGTAGAGATAACAATAGGCCTGTTGATCTTCATAGCAAGACGTTTGAGGTTACGAGTAATCTGAGTAATAGCCTGTGGAGTATTGGACTCACCAGTTACCTCATCAAACATAAGGTAGGTACCGTCAATGAAAACAATGTCAGGGTTTTTACCTTGGATCTTGCTAGTTACTGCGCTAACGGTCAGACCGCTAGAAGAGTCTGTAAACCAGAAGTCATCATTCATAGTCTGGATGCTGTTAACAATACGCTCATAGCGCTGCTCTTCTTCAAGAGTAAGTGTTCCTGTCATAAGGCGCCTGTGGGAGATGCGAGCGCGCATAGCGTAGTAACGAGTCTTCTGTTCGTTGTTGCTCATCTCAAAGGACATGAACATAGGCTTGTGACCATTGAGGTGACAGTTAATAGCAATCTGTAGGGCAAGCGTTGACTTACCTGTCTTAGGCGGCGCAACGATAACTACTAGTTGGCCTGGTTGTAGTCCTGAAGTAGAGGCGTCCATAGTAGGAAATCCTGTGGGTAACCCTAACAATCCAGGGCTGTTCTTACGGTTCACGTACTCTTCCATAGCTGACTTAGCAGCATGTCTAATCTCAAGATCAGTTGTAGAACCTAGGCCAGTCTGCTCTAGAAGAGCAAAGCCTTGTTGCAACTTAATGAGGGCATCTTCGTGAGACTCGGGCTTCTTAGACTCAAGCGCCTGACTAGCGTCAATCATGGTGTTAATGATTAAAGACTTACGGCGGCCTTCTACTAACTTGTCAATGAAGTAGTCAATAGAATCTTCTACTTCAATTGGCTCATAGTTACGGAAGTTGGCTTGAATAACTTCTAGGCTGGGAGCCTCTTGATACTCCGTGTAATGGTGTTGTAAGAACTTATAGATGTTCTTATCTGTAGTGTCTGAGAACCACTCATCGCTAATACCGCGCTCTAATACATAGCCAATGCGCTTATCAGTAATGACCTTGCTTAGTAGGTACGATTCGTTATTCATAGATAGTTAAAGTCCATTCCCCAGTGCCCGTAACGTAGCAGATTTTTTGGCAGATCAATAACACCAATAACTTCTGGTCTATAAGGTAAGTCTTTTACAACCTCATCAATAGACTCATACGCTCTTGAGTAACGAAATGGATTAGTACCCATGGCATCTAGCGTAAGCATTAGTTCTTCAAGACCAGCATCGTCAATTGCATAAGAGATTAGTTCAAGAGTAACCCCTTGACGAGAGGTGAACAGGTAGAAGCGGCTGAGGATATCTTTACGTATCTTCAGCTCTTTATTTACCTTTGGTATTACTTTAAACCGTTTAGTGATGCTTGATTCCACAATTGAAAACGCGTCTGTTGTAACGAGTATTCGCTTGGGGAGCTCATTGCTGATGTCCCCGTTCCGCATTTAGTAGACCTCAATCCTTCCGTACTTGATAACAAACTCTCTGAAGTCTTTGCTTGACTTCTTGGCTTTAGCGGCGTCCTCTTCAGTGGCGCGGCTTGAGATCTCAAGTGGGTAGGTGCCGTTGTTGCTATCAATGCGAGACTTAACAAAGCGTGAGTGCTTGCAGGTACTACGGCCTTTAAAGCCCGGGCAAGTGCAATAAAGCGTCCCAGTCTCATCGCCTGATACCTCATAGATACCTGGCCCAGGGGTCTGAGTCTGACTCAGAAACACCTGGATAAGCTTGGTAGTCATTGCACGGCTCACTTTCTTAGATCCGAAGTCTCAATGGGTAAGTACAAGAATGACTCGTGAGCAAAACTCTCCGTAGCATCCCCGTATACATAGCCCCAGTTGTCTAACGAAATGTTCGTGGTAACAATAGTAGGCAATCCATTGTTGAATCGTGTGCGCAACACATGATGCAACATACTTTTCTGCCAACCAGATAAAGAAGCGTGCTCTTTACCAAGATCATCAATGATCAGTACACGTATGTTGTATGAATCGTTTGGGCAGTCACCCAAGATACCTTGATATAAAATTTGAGTTTCGTCATCTGCTTCATCCATTAACTGACCTTTAAGGTTAAGTATGTCGTTGAAAGTAATGAAGTAGCAAGGACGAATAAGTACACGACCCTCTTTAACATCAAAGGCTTCGATAGGGAAACGTGTCATGATCTCTTGGATAATGGATAGAGCCAAAGTAGTTTTACCGTGACCGGGCTCACCCCAAAGCAGTAAACCTTTACCGCATCTAGAGTTCCCAGCAGAGCGGACAACTTCTCCGCGCTCTAGCGCATCCATCCAGACGTCAATCTTCTTACGATCATCTGAATGAATAACAGTGCAATCATCTAGCAACCAGCCAAGTCGGTTTGGATTTATGTTTGCGGCTTTGACCCAAGCCTTGCGCCGTATCTTTAAGTCGTCTAACTTAAACATTAAAACCTCTCCAACTGTTGCTTAGATACGTCTTTAGCCTTGGTTACTTCTTCAGGAGCGCTTGTGCTCTGTTGAGCAGCAATGTGCAGACTGCCGAAGTTCTTCAAGAATAATCGCCAGACCATATCAGAGTCCTTAACCTTCTTCTCATGGTCAAGTTGACCGAAGAAGATCTCCATCATCTTGGCTTCTATAACGCCATTGGTTCCGTACTCTCTGCGCGCCTTTGCGTACGCCGTCTTAAAGACTGCGCGTGAACCTTCCCACGGAGTTATGTCCCACCGAACCATGCGGCTGGCAAACTCAAAGACAGCGTTATCAATTGACCAGTCTTCTGGGGCGCGGTTGATATGAGAAGCCATCCGCTTCTCAGCCTTGGCATTGCGAGACTCGCGGTACTCGCGGTCACGGCGTTCTTTCTCACGGCGCTTAAGTTCGGCCATCTCCTCGGGGTCTTGATCTATTTGACCTAATGAGTGCCATTCATCATTCATCGCTTCTTCTCCCCGTTTGGCTTCGCCAAACCCTATTTTGTTACTTATAAATGTATTATTATTTAGTATTAAATTGCTATACAGCTTATTCTGCAGTATCAGACGACGGGTTTCTGGGGCCCAGAGATCCGGTGCCACAAGTCGGTTGACCGTGATGATCCTGTTGCCGATCCGCTCCTTGGTGGAGGAGATCATGTTGTACCCCTTGAGTTCAGCCAAGGCCGTGCCTATGGCTTCCCGACCCTCGGAAAAAACTTTAGAAAGGCTCTCAGCGCTTATTGTGGCCTCTGTAGTCTGTAAATACAGGTAGACCCCTAGGGCGCGGGCTGATATCACTTCCTAGACCCCTTCTTGGGCGTTTCTGTGGCCTTTAAAAGCTCGGCCGCAACCTCCCGAGCGATCATTTTAGCTAAAGCCTGAACTCCAAGGTAAAAGTCCTCGGCTAGCTCCTCGTCCTCAAGGTCATCTAGATCCTCAAAGTCATCGAGGTCATCCTCAGCCTCTTCCTCTGGCTCGGACATCTCTTCCGCCTCAGGGATGGCTACTTCAGTCTTTACCTCGACCGCTCCTGGGTTGAACTTGATCGGCATCAAGCCCTCGGTCAGATCAAAGGTGGGCACCTTGTACTCAGAGAACACGCTGAGGGTCTCGTTGATGCTTGGGTCTTCATCGTCTACTAGAACAAAGGCCACGATGTTGGTGTCTTTTAATTTGGCGCAGGCCGTATCCAGTGGTCGGTCTGAGTGGCTTACTGAGGATGAAGGAATGCCTTCATAGTTGGCGTCTTCCTTACAGAAGAGCAGTATGTCTTTACTCTTGTCTTTGGCTAGTTGCGCGGCAAAGATCTGTCCTTGACTTGGGCGCTTCTCATACGGAAGAACAAAGGTAACGTCTTGTCCGTGGCCATAAATATAATCTTCAATGAGTGCTTCTACATTTGCGCGGCTGGTCTCTCCAGTTCCCGCGATCACTAAGTAGTACTTGTCCATAGGGACCCCCTAACTGAGGGCGCCTACGCTAGCACATCAAGTCTGGGGTTGTGCAAGATATACGGCGGCAGTGCTTCCCATAGGGAGTTGCGCGTTTAATACCGCGTCAAATAGCCGTGTTTGAACTGAGAATCTATTCTTATAGTAGTGACTACGGGCTGCGTTTGCGTTACCCTGTCCGCCTTCCCAGAATAGGTCGTAGACAGTTCCTGAACCGTTGGAGCCGTCAAAGTACTCTAGTACCTGCCCAGTGTTTTCAAACAAAGCTTCATCAACTATAACCACGTCCCCTGTTGCAGCCGTAGTCCAATCTAACTCAACTGTTGCATATGCGGTTGTAGCTGGCGCAGTTGCTGTTACGTATGGACGATTCCAGACGCCCGCGTTTAAATTAAACGAAGCACCTGAAGAGGTACTTATTAACGTGTTAGTGCTGTCGTACCACAAGATCTTTGGAGTAAAAGTCTCAGACGTTGCTGTAGGTTGCACATAGATGCTGAATGTATAAGAGGTGTTTGGGTAATAAATGCCCATCAACTGAGATGTTGTAGATCCATCCCAAGATGAGAGCACGGCTGTGCCAGTTGCGGTGGCAGTAAGTTGTAGTCCGTTACCTACTCGATAGACCGTTCCGCTTGTTACCGTGGAGTTAGAGGCCGTTACTGAGTAAGTAAATGTATTAAGTCCTACACCAGTGATTGTTCTAGATCCGTTGTAGTTGCTTGCGCCCGTACCAGTTACTCCAGAGATGACTATTACTTGGCTTACTTGATAGCTGTGTGGGTTGTTTAAAGTTACGGTTGCTACGTTAGATACGATGCTGGCAGTTGTAATTGAGAAGGTCTCTACTCCAGGCTCAGCAAACTGAGACACTGAAGTGGTAGATGCTCCAGTTACACTCCAAGGAGTTATTGGAGAAGCAAAGTGGGGATTGACTAACTCATTAATGCGGTTGGCTCTAAGTGTTAGGTGTAGCTGACGAGCCTCATCAAAGCTTGTAGCGTTAGACGCGGCCTCAAACTGTGCCGCATCAAAGTAGTGGTGTTCATTGGTAGCGGAACCACCTACAGAAGCAACTTGTATGGCAGGGCAAGCGTATGTAGCCCCGGTAGGCGCGGCTGCTGATACGTGCGGACGAACTGAGCCTGAAAATTGAGCAGTGTTATCTGACACGGCTGACCCGGTAGATGTGCTGATATACGCCCCAAAACGATCAAACCATTTAATAGACAACGTTACATTTCTAGCGGTTGACCCTGATCCTTTAGCGGCGTAAATGCTAAAGGTATATGTGGTTGCGGCCGTTACAGGGATGCCTGTGTTAATTGGGTCGCTATCTCCACAAGAGACGTTTACCGCCTGTGAACTAGTAGATGAGTTGTAGACGGCAAGTATTGCTTTGGCTTTATTAGGAAATAGCGTTGGTGCTGTGGACTCAACCCAAGGGGCAGGATAAGGAGCAACAGTTCCATAGGCCTGTAGCGATGGGTTGTACCCAGTAACACTTACAAAGTCAGGTGATGTTGTAGAGAAACTGATGGTGTTAGTTTGGTCTACTGCGGTTAACACTACTGGGGTTGTAGAGTTAAATAGTGGGTATGGTAACCCCTGAATTACTATTGAATTGCCCACGTCATAGTTGTGAGCGCCTATTACTAAGGTGGCTGTTCCAGAAGTTACTGAGATGCTCTTAATGTTATAGGTAGCTAATCTATCAATATCAGCCGAACCATCTGCTGATCCCCAGTGACCAGTGCTCTCTTCAAAAGAAGAGTCGTTGTAATCAAGCATAAGATTGTGGCCGATTACAATGCCATTAGTGCTTGGGTTAGGGGTTCCTGATATAGGTACAGGGACCCCCCAGCTAGTAAAGTCCTTAATAAATCCTACAAGTCCTTCTTTAGATCCTTTTTGCTTAGTAAGAGTTACCCCATCACGAAGCAGTTTACGGTTCTGTTGTAGCCCAAGAGCAGGCTCGTAGGTAAGGCCAAATTGATTCATCAATGACGGTACAAGAGCACCATTAACTGTTGATGAGTTGTAGCGGCTAGTTAGTAATGCCGACATGTTCTGTGTGTAGTCCAGCTCAAAGCCAAAGTTACTTAAGAAAGAATAAAGGTCTGGGTTGTCCCAAATATCTGTTGTTGCTTGGTAGGGCTGTGTGATCTTATAGATAGATGGTAGGTAGTCATACATCTTATCTGTGTTGCCATAGTTCTTAACGGATAGCGCAAAAGCATTACCGGCACTAACCCATGAGTACTGAATTAGGCTGTATACAAAGATGGTGTAGTAGTAATAGCTTCCTTCTACTAGACCAGAAGCGTCAATGTAAAACACTGGATCATTGCCGTTGTATACGGTAAGAATATTAGTGCCATCCCAAGGATTTACTGGATAGCCGTAGTTGTTTCTTACAATTACAAGCTTAGACCAGTCTCCCGTTGGGTCAGTCCAGTTAAGTAAGATACGCCCGTGTCCAGCAGGCTTTGCTGTAAATGGGGTCGCATCAAACTTAATTGGGTTATCTGTACCATAGTAGTCAAGACCATAGTAACTAATACCGTAGCGTGACATTAGTTCAGGATTCCTCCAGTAGCGTTAATAACAACGCTGCCCACACCTGTGGTTGATGGGCTGGCGGTAGTTCCAAGTTCATACAGTGTTGGGATCTCGTTAATTCCGCAAACAATGTCCTTAACTACAAGCGCGGTTACTGAACCCGTTGCTGAGGTTGAAGATACGTTGTTAGCTACTAAAACATATGAGAAGGTATTAGACGTAGTTGCAATAACCACAAATGTGCCGTTAAAAGTGGAGTCCACGTTAGTCACAGATACTGTTTGACCCACGGATAAATTATGGGTTACAGATGTTGTAAGAGTAGCTACGTTGCTAGTTAAGGCTTTATTTGTAATAGTAAAGGTTTGATCTTGGTCCGCTCTAACTAACTTCTGTATCTGCTGGTACGCCACACCGTCTACAGACGAGATGGTCTGGTAAACATCTGCCACTGCAACGGTGTCATTAAAGATGACGTTATCAATATAAAAAAGGTTATTAATTGCGGACGTTACGTTGCTTACAACTGATGACTGCTTATATTGAGGCGCCACTGTAATATTTACTACTAAGTAGGCTCCAACATACTTTGGGGGCTGGAACGTTATAGTGGTGTTAGCGGGGGCTTTGTCTATCAATGAAGACAATACATTTGGGGTTAGATTGTTAAATACAGATGTTGGCGTTACGTTGTCTGCTGCAACCCCTGGATCACCTGCAGGGGCAAGGTACAAAGTAACTGATGTATAGACATCAGCTGTAGCAATTGCTTTGGCTACTCCAGAAACCTGAACAGCGATATAAGAGTAGTCACTTAAAGAAACCGCTCTGTTAATTGCTCTAATGCTCTTAGGGGCGTTGATTCTAATTGAGTCTGTGCTTTCAGCATCTGCTCCGCCAGTAGCGGCTCCATCTCCAGAGACAGAGATATCTTGGTTAGATACTGTAAGACCTGCGGGTATAGTTCCAGAAGGAATACTAATTACATACTTAATTGTATTAGAGGCCACGTTGCCAATAACACCTCCGCCAACTCGATAGGTGGCGTAGATCTGTGCTCCGTTAGGCGGCACTCTTCCGCTAACGCTGTCTCCAAAGGTAACGTAGGTAATGCCATCAGCATCAGTATTTGTTGAAAATACTGGGTCATAGCCATTAGAGTCAATTAAATACTGCACTGACTGATAGGCGACGCCATTGATAGTAACGTTTACTGTCCCGTTAATTACGCTGGTGTTAGCTAGCGCATATGTCTGGCTGGGTGTTCCATCAGAGATGCCGATAATCTCGTTAGATACTGTTTGACCTTGAGTAGCCACAACAGTAGCTGAGCCGTTAGTCGCACCTGATTTTGCGGGTACGGTTAGGGCTGAGTTAGTTTCAAAGACTACTTGGGTGGTAGTTCCATTAGATACTAACGAGGTTGCAACTTGTGTAAGGGCAGGTAGGGTAATGGGAGAAGCCGTTGAGTTCTGAAAGGTAAGGGTTACTGTAGACGCCGTGCTGTTTGTAGGGGTGTACCCAATAAGGCTGGCAATCTGTAAAACGGTTTGGCGCTGGGTTGCGCTGGTAATAAGAGCTTCGTTAGCCGTTCTATCAATATAGTAATTGAGGATATCTCCCATATAAGCAAAGAGCTCTAGGAGAGTCATACCAAAGTCGGCAGGGTCGCGGTTAGTCCAGGTAGGGGAAAAGATAGGGATAAGGTTGGTCATATCCGTAAGGATCGCCGAGTAGTCCCTAGAAGTGTAATCTACTGAGGGAACGTAATTGTTGCTAGCCATTTGATACCTCCGTAATTACATCTCCAGATCGACTAATAATAGCAGTTTTAAGACTTACGGTCTCAGGGTTTGAGTTAATGCCGTAGTTATAGGTAATAGATATAGACAAGATGTTATCCACGGGGTCTACCTTTGGGGTGGAATCAATGAGGTTTAAGTACGGTAGCCATTTGCTAAAGACCACAGCAATCTCTTGCTTTATAAGCTGAGTTGCCTCTGTCATGTTCTCAAAAGAGACTGCCTTTATGTTAGAGCCAAAGTTAGGTCGGTTAACACGCTCACCCAAATAAGTCATTACTACTAACGCAATTCGATCTTGAAGTACCTTCTTAGGGTCTTGAGTGTTGTTGACCGCTCCATTAGCGTCAAAAGAAAACGGCAAAGCTATAGCTTTACTCATAGTTGTACTCCCATCCATACTGGAAAGTTAGGGTCTCCGGCTATAAACATGACCCAAACTTGTTGACCGACATTTGGCACCTTACGGTGATACGTGTGCTCAGCGGCAGTTAAGCCAATCTCTGAGCCATCTGTGTCTAGCGGGTCTGCGCTTGTCACGTGCGGGTGAGCTAATGTACCAGCGCCGCCCTTGGCCACAACGGTTAAAGCCGGGATAGTTATAGATACAGATCCCCCCTGTGGATCCGAGCCACTTACAGAGGTAGACGACGTTGTTAATAAGGCTGCTACTTGAGCGGCCGTATGCGCTTTATGATCTAAGTGTTCGGCATCAGATGTAACTGGTAGGCATGGAAGAGCCCAGTCCGTTTCTTCTGTTCCTAGGACTTGAGGTATTTGTAATTTTATTTTGTACAGTTTGTCTGGGTCTTCATTGTTAGTGCAGATCCCTTGGTATATCCCATAAAATCGCTTGTCTTCGTTCATCATGGCTTAGGTACCTTTGTAAGTAGGCGTTTAGTGTAAGAAGAAGAGCTTGTATTTGGCTGAGTGGCTGACTGCACAGCCGGCTTAGAGGCCGTCCACGTTGGTCCTTTAATAGGTTGCTTATTTACCAAAGGAAGCGGCTTGTTCTTTGCCGCACTAAACTGACCATTAGCGGCTGGAGAATACGCAATAGATGTTCTTCTTAAAGCTGAGGTAGGTGGCTTATTTGTCTGGCGCACCCCAGGAATAATTGTTCTAGCTGGGGTGTAGTCAGGAGAACTGATCAAGGCGCCATCTGTCCACTTAACTGCGGGTCCAAGAGAGTCTGTTCCTAAATGAAGCATCGTTGTGTACTTAAATACATTTCTAGACTCTTCTACAATCATGTGCTCTGTGCCTAAGATAACCCAATACCCTGAGTAGTTATTGCCAAGACCGTCAAGATAGACAGGTAGATCTGGGCGTAAAGAAGGGTCACCTATCACTTCAGCCACGGCTCTATAAGGAAATACGGCTCTATCGTCTGCGGCTTTAGCCTCATGGTTAGCTACTTGAGAGTCAAGTGCAACCACATGAGTATTGAACTTATCAAAGAACTCCGCTTTACTATTCAGCCTAGTGTTCTTATTTCTTTTCTGATTTACTATAGCCACAGGAGAAGAAGTATTTAGATCAACGCCTGACACAGAGATCGCAGCTTTTTTATCCCCCTCATGGTCAATGCTCTCGCCAATTACAGGGTAAAAGGAGTACAAGTTAGATCCGCTTGGGTTAGCCTGGCTTCGCATTGTGAACTTCTTTGCTTGTGACCTACGCTGTGTGTAGTCGTACATCATGGGCTGAAAATAGATCTCTGTACCTTCTGTTCTTAGAGAATAGCCGCTTTGCTTCGCTAATCTAACGCAGAACTCCCAGTCAGTATGGCCAGCTTGAGATACCTGTGGGTACACTCTTGGGTGGGGTATTGCATAACAAGCAAAGTTGTGCTTAGCCGCAATCTGTTGAATGATTGCATCTGCTGACAATCCTTTATACACTTTTTGAGACTCGTTCTTAAACACGTATGAAGAGCTTATAGCTACCACTTCAGTTAGGTTAGACCCAGGCTCATTTTGTGTGGTTACATGGTCTATGTAGCCAATAAAAACTTTGGACTCTAATCCATTATTAATGGTAAAGGATATTGGCGATCCGGAGCTTACGTTGTCGTAGTCAACGCCCCAGTCACGAAACTGGATGGTTGCAACTTCGTGTTGGTACCTATTTTGCTTTAAGCTTAAGTCATAAACGCGTGCCGGGGGCAAAGTGGTATTAGGAAAAGAAACAGTAATGTAATTAAACATTAGCTATCCTAAGTACTGTGCCTGCGGGTATGTTTGTAAAGTCTACTTTAGGGTTAACCTCGGCTATTAACCACCATAGAAACGGAGTCTTGTAGTATTTAGTTGAGATCTGGTCTAATCTTTCACCGGCAACGTACGCGTGTTCATAGTAGTTTAATGGGTTAATATTGTAGGTAGAGTAAAAAACAATAGGATTGTCAGGTCCATTAGTAGTTTTAGATACAAAGTCAATAGTAGAGTACTCGTATCTAGAGCCAGTATAAATTGTCATAGTTGGTACTCCTTACTTAAGAGAACTTTGAGAGTAGGTGGACATATTAATAGTTACCTCAGAATGAACTGGAATCATATCCTCAGTAAACATCTGATGAGA